AATCCGCCTTTTGACGCTCTAAAAAGGTCTTCATCGTCATCTGTTTTTGTCCGCATGTAAACGATTGTACTTCTACAATTTATGTGGGCAGGTGGCGTTGGCGCGTCATCTATGTGATATATTTTCCCATCTCTAAATCTGCATATGCTAGACGTTCTAAAATCTAGCGTCGAGATCCATTTTATATATTTTATAACATCGCTGTTTTCTTCTGCGATTAGTCGCCGCGCTTGATTCGAAATGTGGTTGAGTGATGTTCTAGTTACTGCTTCCGCTTGTCGCTGTGTTAGCTCCAAACCATCGCGCAACCTGCGTGCAATCTGTGGGGTAGTCTCACCATTTAAAAAACCTATAGCTGCCTCTTTGCTTATCGTTTGCAAAGCTTTTTTTTCTAGCGTGTCGAACAATGTTTCCAGCGTGTAACCTGATGAAGTGTATGCTTTAGCTGCTGCTATTAGTTTTTCAGTTGTAAAACCTTGCAGTGTAACACCAAAAGTTTTTTGAGCTGTTTCCAATTCTGCGGCTGTTTCAACTGCCGCGAACTGATTCACAATTTCTAGTTCTTCATTGCTTAATTTTATTTTGAACTCTTCAATAAATGGCCGAAGGCTTGCTATAAAATTTTCTAGCTCTCGCCGTTTATCGTTTGATAAGTCCAACCTTAAAAGCTGATAAATAGCACGGTCAAAAAGCTCGCTGATAATGTTTTTAATCTTTTTTGCTGCGCTTTTTTCGTAACGCTCTATATACAATTGATGGGTTAAAATCTCGTCAAAAGCTAGGCGCTCCATCACTGCGTCAATACCTGATTGCTTATATCATCAAGTTCGGCTTCTTGCGTTCTGCGCTCTGAAATTATTTTGCCTTTTTGCAGATTGTCGAAAAATGTTTGGTATGAAATGTGCCCACTCTGTAACTCATAGCTCAAGGTTTTAATCATTTCTGGGCTTATGTCTTGCGGTGTAAATTCTTTTGATAACTCAAAAAAAACATCTCTTGAATCATCGCCTTTTATTTCTGCGATGAATTTTAAAATCTTTGTAAATTGCTCACTGATAATGTCAGCGATTTCAGCTAGAGAAGAAGCCTCGCCGAACTGATCCAACTTTGTTTTTTCTGCCGTCTCTGTCTTTTTAGTTTCTGACCCTAAAAAACGAGCGCCCAAAGCTGCCATCTCGTTTTTTCTGTCTTCTAAATATTCACGCGCAAAAGATAAACCAGCGCCAGTGAATTCAAGCATTCCAGCCTTGGCGTCTGGGTTGCTGGAAGTCCACAATTCTCGCACGCCGATGCCTTTGGGTATTTCTCTGTCATTGACACCAAATAAAAACGGGGTAGGAAATCCGGTATAAAAAACACCATGCGCATAAGACGCCATAAACTGATAATGATTCAGATTAAGGTTAACAAGGTCGACCATCGGCGGAGATGTTATTTTCTTATTATCATGGTTGACGTTAAAAATGAAAAAAGGTATTTCTGAAATGCTTGAATCATTAAATATTGGGTAGATTTCTTGCGACAAAAAAAACTCTTTTTTGTCGTCTTTTAGGTAAATTTCTTGCTTATATACGCCATCTTCTATCAATAAAACCCTTATTTTTTCGCCTTCGTCTTCGTTCAGCTTTATGTATTTTATTTTGTTTTTGTTCCCTGCCCGCTCGGTCTTAACTTCTAAAATATTCTCAGTGGCAAAAAAGCACAGGTACGGCTCTTTGTTCTCGTAATCTTCGGTTGAATATTCAACCAGTGCGGCCACCCTGCCCACTGTTAATAGCTCATCGGCGGCGAAATAGGCGGCTTGGTTTAGCGTTTTGTCATCGTCTGTGGCATCTGTTACAAAATATTGTAGCGAAGGAGTTGCCGAAACTTTTGGCGATTTATTAAACAGTAAACCAACAAAAGCCTTTATAGTGCGCTTGGTTGCATTGTAAAAGCTCGTGCGCTTCTTGAATTTTGTGTACTCTGTGTGCCCGTCGGTATCTTCTTCCATGCCGCCCAGCATTGGTAAGTAACGGGTTCCCCCTTCATGGATTGCACGCTGGCCGGCCTTGGCATCTCTGCACTTTTGCCAATCGGTTGCAAAATATGAATAATCTTTTTCAGGTGTCGCAAAGTTTTTTTTGTCTATCATAACCCACGCTTTATTTTGTGCGCTTTAACTGCGTCTTTAGTGTCTAAAATTCGGTATCGTGTTTCATCGAAAATGTGATCTTCTGCGTGTGTGTCTATGTCATCCGGTTTTTTATCGTCACGTGGTAAAACTGGAACGGTTCGAATGAATGAGCGGCATGTATTGAACACATAAAAGTGAGGGCTTTCTGCGTTATTTATTGACGCTTTCAGCATGTCTCGGAATAACTGAATACCTAACACCCTAGTCCCAGCGCTTTTATTCGCCGGCTTCCAGTCAACGCCTTTCTTTAAAAAAGAATTTGCAATTGATGGTTTTGAACGGTCAACGTTATCGAAGATAGACGAATCAGCCACGCCAACATTAAATTCTAAGCCGCTTCTTTTTTGGTATTCAAGCACAAGCTGCGCAACATCTTCAGACCCGATTTTAAGGCCGGTATTTGGTTCACTGGTGCAACCGTATATCTCGCCGATCCTAAACAGCGTACCACGTGGGTAGTGCCGTGTTTCTCCGTCTTTCAAATAGACTGTCGAACCGTCCGACTCTGCCCAAAAACCCACGCTAAAAGGTCTTGTGCTTCCCCAATCTAAAGAACGATCCAAGTACCAACTGTAAGGAATTTCAAAAGGTTCTATTATATGAACGTTTGCGTCCCACACATCATCGAACATGCCACCATCTATGATATCCCAATCACCGTCCATCAGGGCTTTAACTAGCTTTTCATTCCCTGCGCCTTTAAGTCTGTGAATGTAACTAGGGTCTGATTTTAAAAGCGCCTTGTTGTCGTGCAAACTTGCGGGGATATACTGCCGCAACATGCCTCCATCTTCTTCTGGGGCACGTTTAATCTCGTACGGTGGTGCGAAATTAACAAAAGAATCTTTCACCCAGTTGTGCCCGATACTGCTCGGATTTGAACCGCACAAAATAAACGGGAATTTATTTCTATCTAGGTGTTTTGGTATTTCAATCCCTGCGCATCTCACCCTTGTTCTTAAAAAACTATAAATACTTTTTGTAAAGTGTGTAAGCTCGTCAACAAGTAGTACGTGCATTTCAATCCCTTGGTAATCTCTCACTGCATCTTCTGTTATGCAATGACACAAAAAAATTTTACTCGGCATTGTCCAGTTGGGAAGCTTAACAGTAATTTCTTTTTTTACTTTGTCAATTTTGACTATTTTTTTTTTAACTAAATGCCTAAAAAGTGAATAAAAACCTAGTGCGCCTTCCAAGTGGTTTTTCACAAGGTCTTTTAATTTTCTACGGAACAAATAAATCTGAATCCCTTCAACCTCTAGCGCTAAATACATTGCAACTAATCGAAGAAGTAAAGACTTTCCACCCCCAGCCGCGCCGCCATATAAAATTTCAGTCGCTTGACTAAAAAATGCTATCTCTTGTTTTTCGTTTGCCTGTATCGTTAGCGGCTTGCTCTTCGATAAAGTCAGGGATTTCTTGCTCAATTGCTTTTAACACCGCTTCTTTCTTGCTCATTTTTTTCTTGTTTTTTAGAAAAGACGAAATTAACTTTATAGTCGTCATCAAGTTGGCCTTTAATTTCTCTCTCATGTTTTTCGCTCCAATATTGTGGGTCTTTAACACTCAATAAATACTTGCAAGCCGCGTATGACTCTCTAGATTTCCCAAGGGCCATTTGCACGATTCTTTTTGCCAGTGTGCTGGTTAGTTTTCTTTTTCCGATTTCAAACGACAATCTAAAAGCTCTGTTCTTCTCGAATAATTCATAAAATTCTTCTAGTGGTATTTGTAACGCCGCTGCCACTTCTGGCTCGTTTAACCCCATGTAAGTCATTTCTTCTACTTTTTGCAATATGTAATCAGTTATTACTAGCTTTTTTCTTTTCACGTTTTGCACCTTCACTTAGTGACTTTTTAGCGTAAATCAAATATAAAATCTTCTGTCCATACCACGCCGTTGGGGTGGTTGTCAGTTATGAAAATCAATTTTGCTCTATTTTTTCCCTTCGGGAATAAATCGCAATAATGTTTTTCAAGTATAAAAAATGCAGTGCCCGCACCTGTATTTAAAGTAAAAAACTTATGTATGGAATTTATATATAGTTTTCCATCAATAACCATGTG